AGTTATAATACGCTCAGGACTGGAATCAAAGCCCATTGCGTTCAATGATGTCTTCATCACCAGCTTTGCTAGTGTAGATTTTCCAACACCGGATGGCCCGGTGATTCCAACACCGAACGGAGCAAAACGAATTGCTGTATTTCGCCTCTTTGAAATGACCCTCAACTTAATGTTGATCAATTCTGAATAGCGTTTTTGCAACCATAATGCTGTCGGTCCGGTGTCTTTGACTTGCTTCAATTCAGAAGTCTTTCGCAACGCCAAATCAACCTTTTTCTCAAAGTCATTGATATCTCCCATGTTACCAGCTAAAGCCTGTTCTGCGTGGGCAAGAACCCAATCACAATTTTCATTGTAGGACTTCATTTCTTGGTCACTATATAGGAGGGGGACGAGCGACTTCTCTTGGAAAACTCTATATCCTGTTTTTGCCATCCAAGAAAAAGTTTTGATAGAAGCATCGATTACATCCACAGCAGACAATTGTTCCTTTGCTGCTGAGAACGCAACCAATTTCAAGCCAAATGGGCTCCATTCAATGTTTTTGACAGAACAAACAGAAAGTGACATGGCAGCCGTTATCAAGTAAGAAATTTTCGTAAACATTGGATTGCTCTTAAACAGATCCCACTTATCCGCCCATGAAGGCGAAGTAGGTGGCTCAGTCTGTGGGGCAGGCCTTTCGTCAGAATTGACTACAGGCATCTCAATATCTTCGAAACCAGTCGTGATAGTATCAATCAACTGGAGAATTTCTTTCACAAGCGACGTTTTAGTATTCATCTTAATGTAGGCCATTACAGCGACGAAGATGTCCATAAAGGTACGTGCTCGAGACACTTGATATGCCATGATAACCAGATTTTCCAAGTGAGAAACCCACTCATCTGTTTCTTGGTCATCAACACTCAAGGAGCGAACAGAATCAAGAAGACCAGTTAATTCCTGGTCTTGAGAGGGAGGAGGAGAGGGGTCTGGTGATTGTGATGATGTATCAGACAAAGCTTCTCTCGTCATTCGATTTCTCTCGTCAATTGCATCCTGTTCCAAGGATCTCATGAAGAGTGCGTGGGCATAGTCAGTTTGTGACTGTAAAACCCACTCATCTCCTGAGAAGGGGGGTTGTGCTTCATCTGGAGCTGGATAGTCACCCGCAATATATGGAGAAAGGCGGGGAGGATCAGTGTCATTAGCAACCAAACTGCCATCATCATCAGAATCCTCTATAACTGTTTCCAAATCTTCAAATGTAACTGAGGGAATTTCGGGAGGGACTTCAACATCTGTCTGAAGACTGTCGGTATTGCTCCCTCTTCTGTTCCGTCGCCGACGACGAGCATGAACTTTTATTTTTTCTTGTTCTTGTTTCTTTTTCCATCGTGCTCGTCGCTTTTTGTGTTGCCGACTGCGACTTTCCTTGAAATTCCATCGGTGTTTATCATTGCGTTGGAATGTGATAATGTCAGGATTAAGATTGTTATCTAAGTCACTGACCTCATCTGGGGGACTTCCACAAATGATGTTTCCTGGAATTCGACGGGAACAGATTGAAATTTCTTCCCAGGAAGAATATTTTTCATCAAGTGAATCATTGCCATCAAGATCCAATCTCAATAGCCAATCATCGCCCATTGACTCAATTTCTTCTTCCCGTGGTGGAATACTCTTTCTGTGTCGGTTTTTCTTTGTGGAGACGACAACCCAACCTTTTTCATGAGGTTGAGGTGCCACCTCCACATTGGGGGAATTTGGGGGGGTTTCTGAAGGGACACACTTTAGATTAGTGTTTAGTGGATTTCCTATTTCCGTCCCTTTAGTGATGAATTCTCTGTCTAAAGTAGTCATGGCGATATGAAAAACAGCCTATAACTACCTTAGACGAGAATTCTCACTAGCGCACACTAGATGAGAATATCTCGTCTAAGAAGTCTCCCTGCAACTTTCACTCCACTAGGAGCTATGGCGAAAATTGTAAGCCCAGTGCGTATGCGAACACTGGCAATTAACGACACCCGAATACCGTAGACGCACTTTGAAAAACCCGATTCATCTTTACCTAGGGTCAACAAGTACCAAATCAGCTCAACAAAGTTCAAGAAATAGCTCACGCGTAAGAAAATTCAAAGCATATTTAATAAACTATTCTTGACATAATGTAACTAATTTAAAT